GTCGCTCCTTGCTTTCGAGATTCTTACTCGACCCCACCCTCGGTTTTGTTCCTTCCATCCTTGCTTTTGTTTCTAAGTTCGAGTGCACGCCGGATGTTGCAGGAGCGATGAGCGGGTGCCAGTAGACTGTCCGGGTCGTCGGGTGTGACGTGGTCGGCCTGCCAAGGGTCTCCCGGTATGGCTCCTTGGCCGCAGAGCCAGCACTGCTCCGCTGTGTCTCGGATTTGCTTGGCTCGAACGCGGTAGTTCCCTTTGTACAGCGAGCGTTTGCCCTTGTCCCTCTGGTGGTCTGCTGTGCGAGCGTAGAGCGCTGCGCAGTCGTCGCACCGGCTGGGGTTCCGCATCAGGACACCGCACTCTAGGCACGGTTTGCGGAAACGGTGGGGGCTCATTGGCACGCGATTGTAAAACTCAGGACCCAGTCAACCATGTCAGGGGCCTATTCCGCAATTACATTCGCGAGTTTCGACCAGACGTCGTACGACCAGATGGCGCCGCAGGTGTGGCAGGTGGCGGATTTATCTGGGCTGAGCCTGAGCCGGCCGGTACACCGGGTGTCTCCTTCGGATACCTTCGGGCACCGTGGCGGTTTCGTTTTGCGGACGGAACCGTTGACTACTTGGATTAACGAGTCGTGTCCGTGTTTGATCTCGAGTGTCAGGTCTCCGGCTGCTGGGTGGTGGCAGGCCCACCAGTCTGCGAGCGTGAGGAGTTTGTTGCAGAGCCCGAGGACGTCGGTTGGTGTTTCGCTCCTGAGGTCGCAGCGGTCGATGAGGTCTTCGACCCATGGTGTCAGGACCGACCGGATGTCGGTCCTCTTGTCGAGTAGCGACAAGACGTGGAGGTTTGCTGGTGTGCCTCCTGATGTGGATCGGGTTGGCCGTTCGGTTTCGATTTTGACTGGTACTTTGAGCCAGTCGGTTTGTCCGAGGAGGGCGTGGAGTTTGGGGATTTCGCGGAGTCGTTTGACTGTGAACAGCAGGCAGTATTCGCAGATGACCCAGTCGTCTTCTTTCTCACCTTCGCAGGCTGCGCATCTGGTGGTGGTCATCGGCCGGTGCTCCCGAATCCTTGGTCGCCTCTGGTGGTCGAGGGGAGTTCTTTGACGCCGTAGATCTCGGTGCGTGCTGTGAGGTTCGGCATGACTACGAGTTGGGCTATCCGTTCGCCTTTCTTGAGGTGGATGTCGTTGGTGCTTGTGTTGGTGACGGTGGCGTACAGCGGCCCGGTGTACCCGGTGTCGATGATGCCTTGTTCGACTCGGAGCCCTCGGTGTTTGTAGGTGCTGCTGCGTCCACAGAGGAGCAGCCATGTCCCTTCTGGTGCTTTGACTGAGCACCCAAGGTCGATGTCTGTGACGGATTCGGCCCACGCTATTTGGTCTTCGACTACGTACAGGTCGAGGCCGGCGTCGTCGTCGTGTGCACGGGTTGGTGGTTGGCCGGTGTAGAACAGCCGCAGGGGTTGGTTCATTGGGACATCTCCTTGGTTAGTGAGTCGATGGCGTGGTCCATGTTGCTGTGCGTCTCTAGTCTTAGGTAGGCGAGGGTCCATGAGGGTTTTAGGTTTGGTGCGTAGATGGCTGTTGGTATCCCGTGCAGTTGGGCGTGTTGGATCTCTAGGATCACACCGATGGTGAGCACTGTTGGTGTGAGGAGCGCTAGGAGCCCGTCGCATTCTTCGAGGAGTGCGAGGTTGGCCGCTTGGAGGACCGGGGAGGGGCTGGTGTCTCTCGGGACCCTCCAACCCGCTGAGGGGTCGAAGACTGCGCAGGAGACCCTAAGGAGGGACGCTCTGGCCCAGTCTTTGTGTGTGTCGGTCCCTTGGTCGATTGCTGACGCTAGGTAGATTACTTTTGTCATTTCCCGGGTCCTTTCGGGTGCTCGCTGGCTGCGACTGGTCCGGGCCAGCCTTTGACGTTCCTGACGCGTTGCGCCATCCTCGCGTAGATGGCGATGTCGTGCCACGAGTCGTCACTGGGTGCGATCCCGTCGGCGTACGCTCCCATGACTCGGGCGATCTTCCCGAGTGTGTAGAAGGCGATCCCGAGTTCTTCGGGTTCGACTTTGCCTCGCAGTTCGGGTTTGAGCATCAGCATCACATCGCCGATGATTTTGAGGTCGTGGGAGCCGTATTCGATCACTTTGGGGAGTAGCGATGCGAGTTCGTTGTCGGTGGTGTCTTCCCACCACGTCTCTAGGTAGTTGCTCATGCCCAATCTCCTGCCACTGTGTCGGGTCCGGTCCCTACGAGGCTCACTAACGCCCCGCATTCGCGTTGGACGTCTAGGATGGTTTGTTGTGCACGGCCGGGCAGTTGGTCTAGTGGCCCGGTCCAGTTGGCTACTTCTGGTATGGCGTGGTCCAGCATGGTTAGGCAGATCGAGACGTGGGCCCCTGCTCCGTTGGCTTGTATTGCGTCTCGGACGAGTTCGGAGTCCCACGCACCGACCCGGCGTACTTTCCGGGTGACGGTGGTGAGTTCGGGTTCGAGGTTGAGTTCTGCCCATGTGGTTTCGCCTTTGAGTGGTCCGCTGTTACCTGAGACGCGGATTGGGTTGGCTCTGGCGACGACGTACACGTGGAAGTCGTCGATGTTGTCTGCCCATGGGCTGAGTCCGGCTGCGGCTAGGAAGTCCACTGCTCTGGCGTCGCCGGAGGTGCACTGTGGGTAGTGGCCGGCGTGGAGGCCGAGCCCGTACCCTTGGGTCCCTTCGATGACTACGTGGTGCTCGTCGTCCAGTGCGGCTCTGAGGACTGCTGCTGTGTCTGCGGCTGGTGGTCTGTTCAGTATGGTTTCTTGGTCCCAGATCCGTGCTGTGCGCATGAGCCGTTCTGCTCTGGCGGCCCCGATGCCTTTGCCGGTGGAGCCGAGTCGCTCGTTGAGTCCGGCCCATGTCTCGGTGGTGATGTGGTGCGGTTCGAGGATGGTGGCTTGCCAGTCTATGTAGAGCCGGTCCCAGACTGGGTGGCCGTGTTGCTCGAGGAGTGTGGCCTCGTGGGTGAGTACTGAGATGTCGATCTCGGAGCCGGCTGCGATGACCAGTTGGGCTTGGTGGTTGGTTACTGCGGCGACTGGGATGGTCCTGAGTCGCCATGGGGTCCGGGGTCCTTCGGGTCCTTGGCCGAGGACGGTGTGGCCGGCGTTGGGTCCTCCGATCCGGACGCATGTGACGGGTTGGTTTCTTTGCTTGGTGAGGTGGCCGGCGATGGCTCCTTTGCCTTCGGAGCCGTATTGCCCTCCGACGACTACTGACAGTTTGCTGTTCATTGTGGTGCCTTCCTGTTGTGGTGGTGGTGGTGGTGGTGCGATTCTACTCTGACGCAGCGAAGTAAGTGTACACTGGGTTGTTGGTTTTGTTGTTGTTGTTTTGGTTGTTGTCGGTACTCCCGGGACGACCACTGTTGTTGGGACCCCCCCCTGAAAGGGGGGGGGTTCTCCGACAGTACCCGTGGGGCCCGGTCGCAGGGTGTCCGTCGGTGGTGGGCTGTTGGTGCTGTTGGTGGGCTGTTGTTGGTCCGATCAACAGTTCGGTCCACAGGTCGTCCACAGGCTGTTGGTGCTGTTGTCAACAGCCCATCAACAGCCCAACAGTTCATTGGATTAGTCCTCGGGCGTCGCGCAGTTGGTGTCCGTCGTAGTGTTTGAGTAGCCTGACGGTGGCGCCTTTCCCGGGTTCGGTTTGTTGGATCTCGAGGTACCCGTCGGTGTCGAGTTCGTCTAGGGCTCGGTCTAGTGTGTGGCGTTTGTATGCGCTTGTGATTGTGAGGGCGTCCCTAATGCTTTTGCGGCTTGGGGCTGTCCATTGGTCTAATTCTGTTAAGTAGGTGGAGACTGCGGTCATGGCGCTGGTCGGTTTGATTTTCCCTTCGGCTGTTGCTGTTGCTAGTTCTATGCGTGTGTTTGTGAACTCTGGGTCTGTGGAGTCGATGATGTAGTCGCCTGCGAGCCGCCCGACCGAGTGGGCTCGTACTTGGCCGTGGCGGTCTTTCTCGATTGTGAGGCGGATTTTCCCGATGTGCCCGGGTGCTGGTGGGTCGATGGCTTCGCAGGACAGGTAACTGCCGTCGATGACTCGTTTCTTGGCGATCCCGCCGATGGCGTACCCGCTGGCACGTCCGTCGGTCCCTTTGGGTAGGTGGTCGATTGTGATGACGCAGGCTCCGAGTTTGTGTGCGAGGGGTTTGAGCATGGCGCGCATCGCTGTGGTGAGTTCGTCGTTGTCGACCGTTTTGGCTCCTAGCATCGGCATGAGTTCGCCTAGGCTGTCAATGACGACGATGTCGGGCCGGTACCGTGTCATCTCGGTGAGGAATGCGACGAGCCCGGTTCGGTCTTCTGGTTCGTAGATCCGGAAGTGGCTTGGGTTGCCGATTTTCTCGGGGTTGGCGCCTAGTAGTAGGAGCCTCTCGGCGATTTCTTCGGCGCCGTTGTGGTCGATGTCGAGGTACACGGCGGTTTTCCCCGCTGCGAATCCTTGGGCGATGGTGGTTTGGGCGATCCAACTTTTGGCGGTCTCGGGGTCTCCGAATAGCCCGTTGATCCGGCCGGCGTAGAAGAGTGCGTGTCCGGCTTCGGTGGCGAGGTACTCGGGCTGTAACGGCGGGCGCCTCTCACCCGTCAATACCCAAGAGAGGTCAGCGTAGGTATCTCCGGGGGCCTCGGACGGCTCGGTGGTGTTCTCGGGCCCCGGAGGGCTCTCGAGGCCTCGGAAGGCCTCCGTGAGGTCTTTGAGGATTGTCTCGCTGGCTGGCCGGTCCCCAAACCCGCCACCGGCCAGTTCCTTAGCCGCAGCCCGGAAATCCCCAGCGTGCCCGAGCCACGTGTAAGCAGCGAACTTCGACAGTGGCTGCTCGGTCGGGAACACGGTCGAACTCGAGAACACGAACAGGTGGTCACCGGGCCCCCCAGTGGTCGCACTGACACCGTCAGCCTTCCCCGGGCGCCTCCAGTAACCCTGCGGGTTGCCGTCCCGTTGCGCAGTGAAAACCCGCACCCAACCGGCCGGTACCAAGATGTCGTCCCAAGTGGTCGCCGATGCGTACTGGTCCCCGGGCGAGTGACCGTCCCGGGTCGCGTTAGCCTCGGCACTGTACACCGGTTCGTCCCACACCGGCCGGTCGTCCAACGCGATCGTGAGCAGTTGGTGTAACGAGTCACGCTCCGCACCAGTCACCTCGGCGATCGACTCCGGGCCCCGAGTCAAGAACTCATACCGGCTCCCGGGTTGGTGACCGACCCGGGCCGGTGTCGGTGCGACGATAGCGAAACCACCCTCACCACGGGTCTCCGCAAGGATCTTCTTAGTCTGGTCGTACGCCAACCGCGTGTTAGGCAGTGCGGGTTCGTCAGTGACACGGACGTACATGTGCAAACCGCCACCAGCGCTACGACCCGAGCACCCGTTGATCACCCTGTTCAGTAGATCGGTGGTCCCCTGTGCGTGGGCTGTGGCCAGTAACGCGTCCATAGCGCCGGCCGCGATCGAGGGGCCTTCCACTTCCAGCAACTCCAACCGGCCAGAGACACGACCAGTGATCACACCGATCCCGTCGTAGTCCCCGGACTCGAGCCACTCCAGAACTTGGAGCCAAGACGGCCGTTCGTTCTGGTACTTGGACCAACTGGTGTGTGGCCGTTTCGAGCGGTCTTGGTGGCTGGGTACGACGCAGCAACCCGCGTCGTACCACGCGTGGGCCGCGTCCAACAGCGTGGTCTGTGCAGTGTTCACGAACCCACCTGCAGATCCGTCGGTACCACTAGGCCTTCGTATTGCGCGGCGCTTTTGCGTTGGCGTTTCCTCTTTGCACGGTCGGCACCGTCGCTGATAACGTCAGTGAGTGCAGAGACGGCATGTGAAAGTTCGCCTTCCCACTCGGGTGTGTACGGATCGAACAGGAACGTGGCCTGCACCTCCACCATGCCTCCGGTTCGTCTAACCGAGTCGATAGTGAGCAGCGTTAGGCGCTCGGGGCTCAGTGGTCGCGGTTCGCGGTACGGGTCGCTCATCGCTTCGCCGCCGCTCGGGTGTTTGTTTTGTCTTCGTTCATTCCGTACTCCCCTTAGTTCCGTGGTGGCGAGTGGCCGGGCCGGTCGTTACTGCACAACCCGACCACTCGGTTCTTGGTGTGACTGTTAGAACGGTACTGGTGTCGCCCCGACCATACCCAGTGCGGTTTGCAGGTCGTTCAGACCCCCAACTGCTGGTGCTGCTGCGACGGCACCCGACGCCCGCCCGTCCATGTAAGCCTTCGCTTTAGCCACAGCCTCCGGGCTGGTACTGGCGTCCTGCAAGATCCAAGGTGCGGTCTGCCCGGGCTTCGCCACTCCCTTACTCATCAAACCCAGTACCATCGTCCCGACGCGCGAACGTAACGAACCGACCAGCACGGTGGAGAACCAAAGGACCTCCTCGTGCGTGGTCTGGTCTGTGATGTCGTGCACCGTGCAGCGCACGGCGTCACTGTCACCCATCTGAGTGACCATGCTGGTGATGTACTCGGTCGGTTCCACCACCAGTAGGTGGCCTTCGACTTCGGCTGGTTTTAGTACTGATCCTGCGGCTGGTGCTTGGAACTCCATTTTTGTCCTCCTGTGATTGGTGTTGCCTACCGCCCAGTTAGGCGGGAGTGTATGGGGTTAGTGGTTTGGTCTTCTGCATAGCGCGCACTTGGTACGCCACTGTCGCTAGGGCCCAACCGAGTTCGAGGTCCAAGATGTAGAGGTCGCATTTCGCTTGGCCTGCTGGCAGGTGGATCAGGAGCCCCTCAGTTAGGGACACACCCAACTCGCCGAGCGACTTGGTGCGGCCGGTGTCGGGTGAGTATGGTGTCCCGTGTGCGTAGATCCCGATTTGGGTGGTGGAGCCGTGTGGGTATTTCGGTTCGTTCTGCCCGGTTTTGATGTCTGCCACCATCACGCGGCCGTCCGGGAGTCGCACGATCCGGTCGAAAGTCCCCGCTGCTTTGATCTCGTCACAAACGATGAACAACTCCGCAGCGACGATCTCGATCTTCTCCATGGCGTACACGTAGGCGCACACGTCTTCGTGGTACTCGGACGCCACGAACGTCTTGTCGTAGGTCCCCGCGTCCCACGCCTCGGTCAGTGAGTGTAACGCGGTCCCGGTGTTCGCTGCCGCGTCGGACTTCGCCGCTGCCATGGCTTTCTCCACGGCGTCACCAACTGCGCGTTTGTCCTCACGGTTCGACCCGATCAACGAGATCAAATCCGGACGGACACTCAAACCCAGAGCGGTCTGCCTACACATCCACTTCGCTAGAGCGGTTTTATCGTCCAGTGTCTTAGCGAGTGTGGACACTCGGGTGTAAGGCTCCGCCTTACCACCACCGGCCGGCTCGATCATCGGCCGGCCCCACCGGTCTCTCAACAACTCGGTCACTGCCATGTTTATTCTCCTTCGGTTTGGGTTTGCAGGTCCCCGTAGCCTACGGCCCGGAGTAAGTTCACTAGGTCTGACAGCGGGAGTACAGCCGGCCAGTCCGCGATGGTGGACGGCCCGACCCCGTCAGGTCGGACGACCCCGAGGCGCAAGTCCACACCGTCGGTGCGGTCGGTCATCTGCCGGATCAAACCGACAAGGTTGATATTCCTGCGGGCTTTGACCTCCCAGTCGAGCCCGACCGTCCCGGTGATATCGGTTCCTTTCCTCCCAGCGCCAGCGCTGGCGGCGTAGGGGAACCCGTGCTGCTGCAAGTACTCAGCCACGATGCTCTGGGTCGCGTAACCCCGGTACTTCCGGCTTTGGCTCATTCGAGGTCTCCTGAAGAGTTGTGCGTCCACATGTGCGCGATGTAGTCGGTGGCGTCACCAACGGCAGTGACCTGACATTTCCTGCGGAACCAGCCACTCAGGTCCACTTCGATTGTGAGGACTGGGATCTCACCGGCGCAGACCGGGCAGACCGCGTACAAATGCTGCGCGGCCAGTTTGGTCATGTGCGCCATACGCCGACCGCGTCCTCGACTCGTCGGATCTGGCGTTGGCGGTGTGCTTGGATCTGGCGTTGGCGTTTGATCTCGCCATTAGCCCCGACCCAGTAACAAACGAAACCGATACCGGCGTAAGTCGCCAGCAGGATCGTGATCGTGATTGCTGCTTCCATCTTGGTGCCTCTCCGTGGTGGGTTTGGGATTGTGCAGTTCGTGGTGGTGGGTGCGGGGCCCTAGCCCTTGTGGGGCCCGAGCCCCGCACCGGCCGGTCGCGGTCTTTCTGGGGTCAGCGTCCCGGCCACGCGGTCCGGATCAAGGGGAGATCAGGGACCGCGATTCTGCGTAACGCTCCAACCAGTCCCTGCGCAAGCCAGAACTGGGGAACGTACTCAAAGTGTTGTCGTACTTGTCGGTTGTTGAGATCACAACGGCCGCCCAGACGCTCGCTGGGAGGTCCACCGTGTAGACGACCTCGTCGAGGTCCCGCTGCCAAATGGTGACGTTGCTGGGTAACGGCCGGGTTAGGCAGTGGTCCACTGTCGCGTGCAGGTATTGGAACTTCGCTGGTATCACAGGGCTCCTTCGGGTTGTGGTGTTCTCGGTTGTGGTGGTGAGTAGAAGAACAACGCGTCGAGCATCGCCAACGCCGGCTCGGGCTGGTCAGAGTTCCCGTCGGCGTAGATCCGGCGTGCGTGGCGTTGGGCCTCGGCGTACGGGTACCCGGCCAGTTGTAACGCGGTCTGGACCGAGTGCATCAGGACCCCGGTCCCTCCAGCCAAGTTGGTCGCAGCCCGTGGTACGTCCACGTGTAGCGACTCCAGTATCTCGGTCAGTTGGACGGTCATGTAGTGCAGCGTGCCACACATCAGAGGTAAGTAGGTCTTCTCGACGCTGGAATGCGCCATGTCCCGGTCGTGCCACTGCGCCACTCCAGCGGCCAGCGGTTCGTACCCGGAGCGCACGACACGCGCCAACCCGCAGATCCTCTCCAACCGGTTCGGGTTGATTTTGTGAGCCATGGCGCTGGAACTGGACCCGCCGACCTCGAGCACCTCCGATACGGATTCGTGCGCTAACAGCCGCAACTCGAGCGCGACAGCCTCCAGAAATGACGCCGCCACACCAGCAACACCGGCCCAGTGCGCCAACCCGTCGCGCATGTAGATCTGGGTGGAGACCTGTGCGGGTGCGAGCCCGAGCGCTAACGCTGCGGACATCTCCACCTCCCGGGTCGTGTGCAGGTAAGTACCGACCGGGCCGCTGATCTTGCAGATCGCGACCCCAGCCCGTGCGTCCCACAGTCGCTCGCTGCAACGCTCCGCTCCACGGGCCCAATAATCGAATAGGTGCCCGTAGGTCGATGGTGCTGCGACCTGCCCGTGTGTACGGCCGAGCCTTGGTGTGCCACGGTGCTCGGTGGTCATGCGTTCCAACTGGAGCATCAGATCGCCGAGCGAGTCGACCAGTACGGTGGTGGCGTCGCGCATCCGCACGCCGAGCGCCGTGTCGGTGATGTCGCTGCTGGTCAGACCTAAGTGGACGTGGTCGACTCCCCACGCCTCGAGGAACCCGACCAGTTCGTGGCCGCAGCGTTCCGTGGCGGCCACCCAATCTTCGAGTTCCGGGCCCGCTGTGTTCTCAGCGTTGGCGAGCCAGTGGTCTGGTGCGTGCCCGTGCCCGACCTGTGCACGTAGGACCTCGACCTCGACGGTACGCCACAACTCCAGTGTGTACTCGTCGGACCAAATGCTGGTCATCGCAGGCGTCGTGTAATTGTTCACGTGAGGACCTCCCAAGTGTCGATCTGCGGATAAGCCTTGCAAAGGTCGCGTTTCACCTCGGAGTAGTAACCGTGCATCCAAGCGATCCCGTCCTCCGGGATATCACCTCTCCAGTAGTAATCCGCCGGGACGAACGCCCAAGACGCGTACCCGCGTGGCTTGCGACCGTGAGCGAACACGAACTTCGAGATGTTGAATTGCGCACCCACGTCACTCACCCACCGGGATGAGCGTCGTGTTGTGACTGCGTGACCAATTACGTTGGTGCTCGTCGCAAATCGGGGCATCCAGCGAATTGAGATGCACCATCCAAGTGGCTTTGTTTGGTGTCGTCCGGGTCCGGGTCTCGAACTCGCAATCCCAGCATGCTTCCCCGGGGCTAGCCGACGACGCAACGGGGACCTCGATCTGGAGTGCGCTGCGTACCACGTCCCTAACGAACTCCGGTGTGCTGGTGCCCTCGACCGTCACGCAAGTGACGACCTCCCGGCGGCCGTCGTACAGAGTGACTTCGACCCCGGACGCTTCGACCACGACCTCGACGGTGCGCTCGTCACCGAGATCCGTCTCGCGGACCAGTATCGCGTCTGGGCTCATGTCGTTCTCGACCTCGTAACCCAAGTCCTCGAGGGCCTGCGTGATCTCGTCCACGAGTGTTGCCTCGTTGTGTGTGCTGACTGCGTTCATTTCGTATCTCCCTTGGTTTGCGGCCACGACCCCTCGCGACCTGTTAGGAACAGCCTACCATGCGGCCCCGGACGGGCCTAACACTGGTACCCTCCCGGCGTGTCACACCCGGCCCAGTACCCAGACCACGACCAGCGTGGTCGCGGCTCCGAGAGCCGCACACCACGAGACGAACACCAGCAGAATGGCCGAGTTCCAGATGCGGAGTTGCGTTTGGGCTTTCATGCCGTGCACCCGGCGGTCTTCCAGTTGGTCGCGGCCCAGTGGTCCCGGCCGGCCCCGTGGTCCCAAACCAGCCAGAACGCCATGTCTTGCCAGTACGCGGCCCAGTTGTTCGTCTTGGTGGCGCGCAGTTTCTTACCGATCTGCACGGCTGCGGACTTGGGTAGCATCCTGCGCAGTTCGCGTTGGACCATCCACCCTGCACCGACCGCCATAGCGGTCGAGAGTTGGTACGCACCCCGGTATTTCCCGGTCCCGGTGTTAGCGCCGTAAGCGTCGCGCGATTCGTGCCAACGGATACAAACCCGGGTCTTCTCGTCTGCCCGGTCGTACCACCGGCCGGTGTACAGGCTTTTGCCGTTGGAGAGTTTCTGCCCTCGCTCCACCACTGGTATCGCGATCGAGCCCGCCGCAGGAGGACCGTACACGCCGGTCATGTACGTGACCCCGGGTCGCTTGGGTTGGTTGTAAATGTCGGTGTGAGGGCCTTCCCGCCCGATCCCCTGCAACTGGGCTGGTGGCGTGTAATCGCCGTCCGCCGTGGCCGGTGCTGCCGTGGCGAGCGGGAGCGTGGCTGCGAGCGCCACCACAGCAAGCCGTTTCATTTCGGCACGTCCGGGTTCTGACCGTTCGCCATCTGGAACATCTGCACGGTGAAAGCCTCCGCACCCTGCTGGGACCAGCCCTGATCTAGGAACTGTTGTTTCACTCCGGTCGCCATGGACACGTAGTTAGCGGCCGCTTCCACCAGAACCATCAGGCTCTCGGTGTCGTACTCCGGCGTTTCTTTTTTCATCACGCTCTCCTAATCCGACAGGTCGATCATAGGCCAGAGGCACCCGAGGCATACGGCCCCGGTCTCGGTGTCAGCCCAAGGGCTCATGCATTCGTTCGGTGCAGCGTGGACGGTTGTTTTACAAACGACGCACAGGATGTGGGTCCACGAGCGAGGGTCGTCCTCGTCGATGCTGTCCGTGATCCAAGTGTGCAGCACGGGCTCGGTGGTCCACTGCGACACCGGGACGTACGACACGTCACTCACCGTCCCATTCCAACGTCAAATTACCCAACTCGATCCAGCCTTCCGACACCCCGTCGCTCCAACGGATCGCCGGGTACTCCTTGCCAAAATGCCTCCACATGAACGGCCTACCAAATTGCAAAACAGGGCCGTTGCGCTTACCTTCAGCGTCCAGTTGCCACGCGAATCGTCCACTGTTTGCGACGGCTCCATCCCATGTCACAGTCATGTCACTCACTCCCTTGGTTTATCCGTGACTCGGCATCAGCCGTGGCACTGGCCCGGGTCCAATGGTAAGAATATTCAAACACCTCGTCGTTCTTGTATACGGCCCAAGCGACCGAACAATTCCGTCCGCACTCGCAGTAGGTTTTAACCTCCACGCGGGGGTCGACCTTGGAAACATACCAACCGGGCATGACCCTCGTCCACTTACTCACGTCACTCACCATCCCAAGACTCGCCAGCATAAGACGGGTCGAAATCGGCCGGAGAGTTGTGCGGGTAGCGGAATCGGAGTGCCTCGTCGCGGTCGAGCGCCGCGTCCCAATGGGAATCGCAACGCGGTATCAGCGTGCCCGTGCCCGACAGTGACTCGCGAGGCTCAGTCGGGCCCCCACACCCACCCTTGTACCAGTCCAAGCACCCACTCCCCTCGAGAGCGAGCACCGATTCGTGGAGTCCCCGGCCGCTCATCACGCCACCTCCGCTTCCAGAATGCGGACCTCGGACGTGGCCCAACGCCAACCGTAGTGGCTCAATTCTGACTCGGTCAGCGACGCTTCCCACAGGGCTTCCCACTGGATCGAATGCGCGACTTGCGCCTCGGCGCGTTTGGTCATCTGCGCGTGGCGCTTCGCTGCGAGGTCGGCGCTGCCACACCACGAGACCATGTCGCTCTTACCACCGGAGTTGTTGGTGAGTGTGGCGACCACGGCGTGTGTGTACCGGTGGTTCTGGCTGTTCCTACGGTAGACATGGCCGGTGTCCGTGTCGAGTGCTGTGTGTCGGTTCATTTGATTCTCCCTTGTTAGCGGCCACGACCCCTCGCGACCTGTTAGGAACAGTCTATCATCCCGGAACCCGGAGCCCTAACACCAATACCCTCCCGGCGCGTCGGACCCGGTCAGGTCCTAACCCCGGGGCCCCTCGGCTGCCGGCCGGTCCTCTGCCGGCCGGCAGACCTCCGGACCTCCGCAGTACTGACACCACCCCAAATCCCATACTGCACCCAAGGCGTCGCGACAGCGAACTCGAGGCACTGGACCCGGACCGGACACCAACCGCAGATCGCTTTGGCCTTCTCCCGGGCGGCCGACTGCTCCTCGGAGACGCCATCTGGGAAGAACAACTCCGGATCGACACCGATACACAGAGCGTCGTCCATCCACTGGTGAGCCACGTCGCCCGTCCACTGGTAAGTCACGTAACCCCGGGCCGTTTGATCCGCAGGACGGTGCCTTCTTTGACGTTGAGAACCCGGTGGTGGTGGAAATCCTCAGTGACATCGTCGAGGTGACGGACGGCCTCCTCCCGGATTCGCGTGGCGTAGTAGGTCACGTACACGTACCCAGTCCGTGACTTCTGGCAAAGATAGTACGCGTCGAAAGTGTCAGCGGCCATGACAGTCACACTCGCAGACCTGCAGCGCTCTATCCCAGTCTGAGATGTAACTGGACCTGCAACCCTCGTGGTCTACCTCGGGCCCGGGTAGGCACCAACCGAACAGCCGAGGTGCGGCTGCCCGGTCGGTACTCGGGTCACGGGAGGTCATTGTAGCCACGGTCTTCTAGGTACATGGTCACTGCATGCTGGGCGACGGCCAAATCCGGGAGGAGATCGCGCAGCAGTTCGAGGTCGTTCGACTGGACCGCTGCGTCGCAGAGCCTCAACAGTTCGCGTGTCCGGGAGAAGTCCCGGCGTAGCGAAGTCTTACTGAGAGCAGCACCGGACCATTGGTTTCTGGGGATGAATGACCGTTCGGTTGATGAGGTCATCACTCCACCTCCGTCAGTACCGTTACGGCCCGAGCCTCGACGATGTGGCCACCCGCTCCGAACAGGAACGGCTGCTCCAACGCTGCCAGCCGGCCGTGGCTGGCGAGCAACGCTGGGATCCCCCGCTCGAACTTGGCGTGCTTCTTCTCGGCCAGCGCCTCAGTGCCCGACCATGAGAACTCCCGGGCCCGGACCCTCCCGGTGTTGTATGTGACTTCGAGGAAGGTGACCCGGGTGAAAACCCCGGGTGTGGTGATCCGGTATTCGTGCCCGGTGGCTGGGTGCGTCGCGATGAAAGTAGTCATTTCAGACCTCCAAGTAACCGAAAGCGGCCAAGGCGACTGCGGTCGCAGTGACAACCCCGGAGAGCCGAGTTGCGGAGACTGCAGTGATCCCGCGCAAGTGGCAGATTAAGACGTGGCCATCGGCCTCGTGGATCTCCACGTGTGGGTTGGCCCCTGTGTCGTTCCGGTAGGCACGGATCGTGCCCATGTCGCTTACGAGGACTGTGAGGTCCTCGGTCTCGAGGATCTCGACCGTGTCAGCGAAGAGGAACGCCCGGTCTTGTGTGCTTGCTGCGTATGTTGTCATTTGATTCTCCCTTGTTAGCGGCCACGACCCCTCGCGACCTGTTAGGGTCAGCCTACCACATTAGAGCCCGGACCCCTAACACCAATACCCTCCCGGCGCGTCGAACCCGGGTATGCAGGAGGAGGGACCGCCCAAACGGGCAGCCCCTCCTGTGGCGAGCGTTGTTACGAGTTGCGCGCTATGTACATGCACACGTCCAGCCTGCGCACGGCGCTGTTCGACGAGGTCCAGCCGGCGTATTTGTCCTTCTTGGACCGGAAGTGCTCGCACAAGTGGGACGCTTCTGGGTACGTGACCCAGTCCGGGGTCCCAAACTCTTCGATGGCTTTGCGTTGGATGAATAGAGCCCGGAGCCCGGAGCGCTGGCGTTTGTTCATGACAGGTCTTCGAAGTAGCGCACTACCAGACTGGCAACGAACTCAGGAGTGTAACACCCGAGCCCGGGGACTGATGACGTCTCGAACAGTTGGGCTCCGTCCCAAGCCTCGACGGTTATGGAATGGCCGGTGTCCGTGAGGAGCACCAACACGTCCGTCCCGGGTCGCGTGACAGCGAATATCTCGGTGTCCGAGATCCGACGTGCAACTTTCAGTTTGTGGTCGAACTCGAGGGCCTCGACAACGTCGAGGACCTCCGGCCGGCCCCGGTCGGCGCTCATGCGACACCACTGACACGGTCGCCGAGCAGACCCGACACGAACGACTGGATGACCCGAGACATCGGACGCAGATCGTCGAGGTCGTCCTCCCAAGCCTCGAGGATGTCCGCAGCCTGTGGGAATCGTACGAGCAACTCGGCCACGATCTCGTTGATCACGGTGTTCAGTGCTTTCATGTCGATCGTGTTGCCGATCTCGGCGGCGCGGCACTGGAGGTACCGGCCGATCCTGAGTGCGTCGAGCAGTGTTTGGTTGTTGGCCTCGCTGGTGGACCCGGTGAGCCCGGTGAGTGCTCTGTTCATTTGATTCTCCCTTGTTAGCGGCCACGACCCCTCGCGACCTGTTAGGAACAGTTTATCATCCCGGGACCCGGACCCCTAACACCAATCCCCCTGCTGGCGTGTCGAGCCCGGACATACGGAAGGAGGGCCGCCCGTCTGGGCGACCCTCCCGTGCCGAACTGGTACTAGACGTCCAAGTAGCCGAGGACTGCAGCGACGATCGCGTCGTGGGACACGAGCCCACCGAACTCTGTCCACGCGACGAGCCGGCGTCCGTGCAACAACCGGACGTAGTAGTGGCCGTCGTTCTCGTGGAACTCGACGGACACGTCCTCGTTGGCGTTGTTCCGGCAGACTGCCACAACGCCCCGGGAGTGCCAAGAAACGCACACCATGCGCCAGTTCTGAAGCGACGCTGCCGCGTCCTTCAGAACCAACTCCCGATCCGCCGCTACCGCTTCCAGAATCGAGCGGTCCGAGCGCATCACGCCACCTCCGCTTCCAAGATTTGGACTTCGAACTTCGCGATGTCCAAAGGGAGAACCCCAAAATCGGAGGTCAACTTCCGCATCGCCTTCTCCGCGAGGTCGAGCCGGCTGGTCCAAGTCCCGAACTGAGGTGCGTCGTACTGGCCGCCGAGGACCACTGCCGCGACTCGGCCGTCAGTGTAGTAGAAGTCCGCAACCACGACGTGGCTGTAGGTGCGGGTCTTGCTGTTCCGCGTGTAGACCCGGCCGGTGGTCGGGTTGGTTGCTGTGTGCTTGTTCATTTGGTTCTCCCTTGATTTGCGGCCACGACCCCTCGCGACCTGTTAGGGACAGCCTACCATACGGGAACCCGGACCCCTAACACCAATCCCCTCCCGGCGCGTCGGACCTCGGAATCCCCGCCTAATCCCCGGATTTCGAGGGATCACCGAGTATGAGACCAGCCCCGGGCTCGGAATCCCCGCCTAATCCCCGGATTTCGAGGGATCACCGAGTATGAGACCAGCCCCGGACACAAGTGTTGGGGCCCCAACCAGCCGCAGCCGATCGGAGCCCCAACACACACAAGAAAAAAACAACCCGAGAACGGGCAAGGAGAACGCCTCCGGGAGCCTCGCGGCTCCGGCAGGCACGCTCAGGCCCCGGAGGACCTCAAGCCCTCGGAGACCCCAAGACGGCCCTCACTCGTCGAAATACCAAGACAAGTCCTCCGAAAGGATCGTCTCCGGCGAGCGCTCCACCTGAGCACCAAACCCGAAAACCTGACTCGGGCCCTCGACCGGCGTAACCTCAGCCAGACACGCGAGGTTCAGAGACGTAGCCAACCGCAGCAAAGCCCGGATCTCCCGGATCGAAACCTCACCATCGAACCGGACCGACACCTCACCAACCTGCACCCGCACCCCAGCCACTAGACCGGCCGCGTCTCGCCGTTGCGCAGGACCTTCGCCCAAACGCCACACCCGGAACACTGCACCAACGGCCACGAACTCGACTTCGAACGAGACAACCCATGTGGCACCAAAGCGCCAGAGCCGCAGGAGTAACACGACGACATCGAGCCCGACCACAGACCGGCATGGGGAGTTTTGATCCAAGGCTGCAGGAGCAAGAACAACTGCTCAGTGATCACGACGTCTTGGATGTTGTAACGCCGGAACTTCGCCCAAGCCTTCTCGTCACCAGCCATGACCCGGTTCCACAGTTCCATCCCGCCAGTCTCCAACTTCGAGTCCAACCCGACAGCGCTCGTCACGTAACCGAGTTTGTTACTCAGCATTTTGAAATTGCGACGCATCACAGTCAGCAGGTCCACGTGCAACACAGGAGACGGAGGTACCAACCCAGCGAGCAGGAACTCCCTATTCATGTGTGGGATGTCGAACCGCACGTGGTTGTAACCAACCACGATGTCGGCGTCGTTCAGAGCCTCCCACGCAGCAGCCACCATCTCTTCCTTCCCACCAGCACGCTCCGAATAGAAGAACGGCCGCTTCTCACCTAACCACTTACCAGCGAAACACAACATCCGGGAAGGCTCCACCACTTGCGAAGTGGAGACGTTCTGATCGAACAAACCCCAGACGTACGCCAACGCCGGGCTGGTCTCGATGTCTAAGGTCAGGACGCGCGGAGGAGCCGGGACTAGCAACCCCAAACCGCTGGCCAGCGTCATGGTTTGGGACACAGCCCGCTACGGTGAGCGTACAGCGCGCCCTTACCCACCACGACCCCGTTGTCACCACAGACCAACGAAATCCGGGAGATGCTCAAAGCGCGATCCTCGATCGCGAGCACCAACGCACCCCGGTCAGGTTCCACCAGCAAGGCCAACGCCTTACAGACCGTGCACCTCAAAGGGACGAGTTTCGCGGCGTCCAACTCCGCAGCCAAACCCACTAAGCAGCCCTCAGTCGTCTCCACCAAGTAAGCCGGGTTTTCAACCGCTTACCTAAGATGGGCAACGGCCACAGCGCGCCGTTCTTCTCAGCAGCCGGTGTGAAAGAGATGTGGATGTGTTGCGTGTGCCCGTACCCGCTGCCACGGAACTTCCACCACGACGACTTGTACGTCCCGCTGGCGACCTTGTCCTCGTACACGACGTGCAAGACACGGTCACTACCCGGCAGGCCAGAAGCGGCGTACTGGATCAGTTGCTTCGCGAGGTGCTTACCGTTGCGGCCCCGGCGCCACTTGCCACGGCCGAAGTTCTCATCAATATCCAGTGCGCGGACCCACCCGCGACTGTCCGGGTTGTGGTAACTGCTCCTCGATGCGTGCTCGGAGTCGCCGATACTGCCGTCGCTGGACCTGTCCCTGCCCGGGAATCGTGCGTCCAGTTGTGCGCGGAGAGTAACCCCGCCTTCCACCAGTTTCCACTTCATTGTTTTGTCCTTTCGTTGGTGGCGGTCAGCCATGCGGCTGACTGCGTACCTACCGTCGTGACGACTTGCAGACCACCCAAGTCGGGCCGGTTTGCTGCGTACCAGTAGAGGAACTTGCCACCAGCGGCCGCGTACGTATCGGCGACCAATTGCCGTGCCTTGTCTTCCGGGATCACCGGGCCGAGCAACCCGTAAGTGGTCTCCGTGATCCAGAGCCTGCTCGGTGCTCCGAGCCTCCGCATCTGCGCCACTGTACGGCGGAGCATCCACGCCCAACGGTGAGCGCCCCTCCCGACCTCCGGGTAGATGTGGCAAGTCATCGCGTCGACCGGCCAGTCCCGGCGTCGCAAAGCACGCAAGTATCTACGTGCACGCCGCATACCGCCGCTGGACTTCCGAGGCAGGACCGAAGCGGCAAGCACGAACGCGGCAGGGTCGGCCGCTTTCACGATCTCGTAGGCGCGCTCGGTCATGAGCGCCAGAGCGTTACACTGCGCAGTGGTGTACGGGTACAGGAAGTCCACCAGTTGCGGTTCGTTCCAGACCTCGTACGCTTGGATCTTGCCCTTGTACCGGGAGGCCAGTAGACCCACGAAATCGTAGAAAATCCGGAGGTCGAACGGCACCGAGTTAGTGCCCGGTCCGAGCCAAGGTGCGGCGTGTGGCTGGTCCGGGTATTTGGCCGCCCAACGCGGGCAGCCGCTGATCACGTACGTGACGTGTTTCCCTTGCGACTTAGCGACCAGTTCGTCCAGACGATCCCAGTTGTACACGCCCGGCGCGGTATGGATCTGGCACCAAGCGGCCCCCGCGTCCCAGATCCGTACGTGCGTCAGGCCCGTAGGTAACGGCTCAGTGAAATCCGGGTGCAAGCCGACTGTGCGGGTCATTCGATTAGGGACGGGCTCTCGGGGTCGCCGACCCCGGTGCTCGCGACGCTCATCAACAGCGAAGTCAAAGCAGCAAGAGCAGCGACGGAACCGGCCTGTGCCCAGTCGACCTCCAGTATGCCGAAGGTGTTGGCGCCGAAGAAACCAACGAGCACCTGCGCGGCCGTGCGTACAGCACGTTCGGATGCGTCTTTCCAGAACTTAATTGTGTACATGTTCGCCTCTCGGTTGGGAGCCGCACGTGAGTGCGGCTAGTTGGGGTTCTCCGTGTCAGATGCCACGGAAGAAAGTCAAACCGACAGCGATGAGAGCGATCACCGTGGCGATCGAGGGGATGCTCCACACGCGCATCTGCATAGCGCGCATCTGCGCAGTCAAATCGGCGACGTCCTTGGTGAGTTCGGCGAGGCTGGAGTCCAACTTCTCTTGTGACTCCACACTGCGCAGACGACTCTCATGGTCGGACAACAACTTGGTGTGTTGCGCCTGCACCGTCATCGCCTCCGTTAGTCGTTTGTCAATACTCAGGAGGAGTTCGTACATTTTTTGGGTTGTGACCACAACTTCGCTCATGGCTCCACCACTGGGCTAACGAATTCGTCGAGTACGGGGTCATACGTCATTCCTTGGCCCGCGTACTGGCCCCTAAAATTGTTGTTGTACGACGTGAGTAGCCACACCCCTTCGAGTCCGAGCGAGTGCTGGTAGGCGTTCGCTGCCGCTTCGACTTCTGTAGTAAAGTCGCCGTCGTCGGGCAGGTCGCTGTTGTTAAGTACGTGGACTTCCCGCACTACGTCTTCGCTGATGCGTGCCACATGTGCCATTTAGACCACCGCCCTTATTATGAGTAAACCGGAACCGCCAGCGGCTCCGTAGTAGCCTACTGTTGTTGAGTTACCACCACCACCACCGCCGCCACCTAGATTAGTCCCGCCTGCCGTGGCATTGTTGGCATTAACACCTCCCGTACCTCCACCGCCTGACCCTCCAGCACCGTTATTTGATGCGCTTTGTTTGTTGCCTGCACCCCCGCCACCGGCCCGCGTGACACTTGTGCCCGTGATGCTGTTCGCCGCACCTGCTCCACCATTCTGATTAGTGGCCGCCGCCGATCCACCACCACCGCCACCCATAGCACCGCCACCACTCATAGCACCGTCAAAACCTTGTCCTGTTACGCCAGCGCCACCGGCGATCTCGTGTCCCGATCCGCCACCGCCTGATCCTCCCGGCCCTCCGACTTGATCGACGTTGCCACCACCCGGCCCTCCTCCGACAGAGTAGTAATTGGAAACATAAGTCGCCCCACCCGGATTACCTTTGCCCCCTGTCGGCGCATTACCGCCAGCGCCAATTACGACCGTAAAAGTTCCCTCTGCGACGTACAGGGTTGTTGAATAAAAATGCCCACCAGCACCACCGCCGCCGCCTTGGTTGAAACTCCCACCACCTCCCGCACCGACAAGCAACATGGTGACGAAACCGGCCCGGTCAAAGGTAACGCTGCCATTCCCCGTATAGGTGATGTACTTGTACGAGATTCCACCAGACGAGAATGTGCCGGTAGCCGCGTTCGTGAAGTTCGCTGCACCCGGCGTACCGTCACCAGAGGAGAAAGGGATGAACGTCCATGTGTTTGACGCTGTGCGGACTAGGCTTCCCCCCTTAGACGTCTCAAGAGTCAACGGTGTGCCGTTGATAGTGACATCGGCAGCCGGTGTGATCGTCACAGTGCCAGCACCAAGGTTCAGGAAGTTCAGTTGCGTGTTGTCTGCCCACGACACAGAGGCTTGCGCGGGGATTGTGAGTGTCACGGCTGACGCATTGGACAGCGTGACGGTTTTCCCGGCGTCCAGTAGGACGGCGGTGTAGGTCGTGCCGGTTTGCGTGTTTTGTGTTGGTGCGCCGATCATCGCGTTCAGATCGACCGCTGTCAAAACGTCAGCGGCTGCGAATGGATATGCCATGTCATTCCTTCCTAGAATGCCAGAATGTTGTTACCGAGTACACCGAAAACGAGATCATCAAGAATGAAACCAGCAGCAGTCTCGCTCATCGTGAACGACACCGTGCGACGAGCAGGAGTGCCAGCAAACTCGACACCATCGATAGTAACCAACTGGCTGAGCGCATCACCAACACCGTTCGGCGTCCACGTCACCGTCACCACATCGCCAAGTTCGAGCCCCAACACCAACTGCTGGTCCTCCACCGTGAGCCCGTCGAGGCCCACCACAATCTGGTCGACCCGGTAACGAGGCCCCGAGTACAGACCGGTCTGCCAATCGGCGAACGTCTGCGCGTCAGACTGGCTAGCGAGCAGAGTGTCGTAATTCTGATCGAGAGTCCCATACCGGTTGATCGAGTCCTCATCGACAGACGTAGCCGTACCAGCAACTCCAGTACCGCCGTAGTACGTGACCGTGACAAGATTGGTCATCTCTTCGGTACCGTACTCCACCGAGATGTCAGAGAAACCGATACCGCCAGTGCCGAAAGTCACCGCCGACGATGCATCCTGCAAGTCAGCACGATCACGAAACACCACATCACCAGTAGCACCAACATAGAACGCCCCCGGGTCCGACAGTGAGATTTTGTTCAGGTAATCCAACGCCTTCGACTTACCGTCTTCCACCACGTCGGCGTCCAACGTTGCTTTCCCGGGTGAGATTTGGCGTCTGTCCGTTGGCCAACCGACACCAGTGAGCACCCGGTCGATCCGCGCACCGGTCAGTTCCGCGATGCCGGTCCCCGCTGTCACAGTCGGCTGGACCAACAACGACAAGCCATCGACACAAGAAACCTGCGCCGTGCTGTCACCCGACAGTGAATAGTCGTAGTTCCAGTCAGCGACCAAACCCGTGTACAGGACCACACCTGCATCTGAGATTTTTATTTGCTTGCGAGGTACGAGAGACCCGTAGTACGGGCTCTCCGTGTTGGTCGGGTCGTAGATCCGGTCTCGGTTGTCCACCACCAGATTCGCGTTGCCCGAAATGAACTTGTCCAGTTGCCTGTTGCGGCCGCGCCTGACCGACACCTTCCGTACCGTGCTGGTGATATCGACAAGGACATCACCAGCAAGCAAGAACAGCGTATTGTCGAGGACACCCTTGGCCGGGTCGTCTAACGTGAAGAAACTACCGAGCCCGTTCGCTGCGAGGTCGAAAGCGACCTCCACCTGCACCATCAGGTTGCTTTCGCGTACACAGCGCCGTTAGCGGACTCGAACTTGGACAGGTAATTCACGATCTCCTCACCGATCTGGCGTGGATCGCCAACCCCGGTGTTGATAGTGATCGAGTAGTTGTTCCCGCCAACACCACCACCGCGACCCAACGGGATCACGGCCTCCGGGCCGGCCTCACCAATGAGAGCCAACGTGGGCGTAGTTACGATACCGCCAGCGGCCATCTTAGGGACGTTGGCAGGGACCGTGATACTAGCGCCGCTCGGAGGGTTGATGTACTTGTAGACGACGTCGATGGAGATCGTCGTTTTCAATTGGTTCTTAGCGAACTGTTTGAAAGACGCGGCTTCCTTGGCGATCCGTGCCTTGGCGTCGGCGATCATCTGCAGCGCAGACGCGTCGCCGACCTTGGCGAACGCCGCAGCCATCGGTACACCGAGCAGGGTCTCGGTCAGTGTTGCGAGGGCTTGGTACTGCGTGTCCAGTTGGGTGAGCATCTCCGGGTTCGCCGCTAAATAATCGGCTAACGCCAACGCTGCTTTCGCGTCCATGGTCAGGATCTTCTGAGCGAGAGCCTCCGGCATGTTGGTCATCACACCGGACTCGGCCAGTGCAGTGACAGCAGACGCTTGGTTGGTCAGGTCGCCGAGGATCAGGCTGACGATCTGCTCGGGAGTGAGCGGGTTGCCTTCCGCGTCGGTCTGTTGGAAGTCGATCTTGCCCATGATCGTGTCGACAACCGAAGACGCATACGAATCTAGAGCAGCCCGGGCTTGGCTGATGATCTGGGTCTGCCCAGTGACGATCTTCTTGAAAGACTCCATCCGGGACTCGAACTCCTTAGCCACTTTGCCAGTAAGTTCTTTAGTTTTCCCGGTGATCGAGACGTTGAGCAGGTCCAACTCCTCACTGACAGCCGCAGCGATCTTCTTCCACACGACGCGCACAGACTCGACCGCCTTCGCAGCGGCACCACCACCCGGTGGTGGGACCGGGACCGGGACCGGGATTAGCGGGTCGGGAGTGCCAGACCCGGGGACCGGGGTTCGCCGTTTCGGACCTTCAGCCCCAGCGATACTCCTGTTGTACGCCTCGACAGCGTTACGGCCTAACTGATCCGCAGTGGCGTTCAGACCCGGGCCCAACGCGGACAACGCAGCAGTGGTGTTCCTACCGAACCGAGCCACACCTACGGTGGCGGTCGGGCTGGACCACGCAGTGGTAGCGCTGTCGACCATGCCTTGGCCGATCCGGGTTCCTTCTTTCGAGATTTTGTCAGCCGCATCACCGATCGCCTTCTCGGTGTTCTTCTTGAAAGTACCGAACGCGGCTTGCGCGTCCCGGAGTTTGTCACCCAGACCCGGGACCCAACCCATCATCAGCACAGCACCGTCCAGTACCTTCCCGGCCATGGAAGTGAAATGCGAGACCACGGGTTTCACGACGTTGTTCAGGACGAACGGAGCAAACTTGGACCACGCCACGATCATCGTGCCTATGTAACCGATCAGGACGATGATCGCCTTACCGAGGACAACCGCCAACACTACCGCTAGGGCCTCGATGATCGGCAGTAACGGTTTGATTATCGGGAGGAGCGCAGCCAACAGGACCTCAGTCAACTCGCCCAACGGGATAAGCAACGCCATGACCGAGGCCAGCAGCGGAGCGAGCGACTCGATCAGTGACAAGACAACATCGACCACGGTCTCGATGATCGGCCACGCGGCATCCAGTATGCCGAACACTACCTGTATCAGAGGACCGATCAGAGGTGTCACCACAGCGAGCAGCCGGACTAGGATATCAGCGACTTTCCCGATGATCTTCGCTACCAGCGGACCGATAGCACCCGCCAGAGCGCCAAGCACACCCAGCAGCGGAGCGATCGCTGGGATCAGAGCATCGACGGCGTCCAGCAGGACGTCGGCCAGAATCGTGCTGACCTTGGTCAGCACAGCCACCAAAGGTGCCATCAAAGGCTCCATCGCTTTGAAAACGTCCGCCAGCACCAAGAACTTCTGGGCGAACAACTCGACCAGAGGAGTGAGAGACGCACCCAATTCGACAAGCGAGTTCTTAACAGTGGCGAAAGACTGTTGCAGTTTGAAAGCCGAAGTCTCAGCCGTCGCGGAGAAAGCCTCGTCCAGCACGCCAGTGCTGTCGGCCATACTGTCGAAAATCGCAGCGGTCCCATCGGCGTTAGTGCCGAGGAGGTCCATCACACCGGTCAGGGCCCGGACGTTCCCGAAGAACTTACTGGTCGCGACCGTGTTACCGTCGAACGCACCAACCATCGTCTGCAGAGTGGGCAGCAGCCCCTCGTCTTGCAATTGCTTGCGCAGCCCCTCGTACGACAGACCGACCGAAGCCAAAGCCTTCGCACCCTTCGGTGTCTCTTTGGTGAGAGACGAGAGGATACCGCGCACTTGGGTGGCGGCTTGGCTAGCGTCAGTACCAGTACGCGACATGGAAGCGAAAGCAGCACCGATCTCGTCAAACCCGACGCCCAAAGCGCTGGCGATCGGGAGCACCGCGCCCATCGCACCAGCCAACTCAGCCGGTGCCAGTTTCCCCTCACGCACGGCATTCGTTAACACGTCCGTAGCGCCCGAAGCGCTAAGAACATCAGAGCCGTACGCGTTCATAGCCGAAGTCGCTAAGTCCGCGATCACGTTCACTTCTCCCAGCCCCGCAGCGCTGGCTTTCAGAGACGCTTCTAACGTCTCCATCGCATCAGTACCACGCAGACCAGCAGACTGGATGAAAAACATAGCGTCGGCCGCTTGCGTCGCGGTCTTACCGAACTCGCTCGCCAGATCGATGACGGGCTGCCGCATCTTCTCGATCTCACCAGCGGAAATACCAACCAAACCCTGGATCTTGGACAGCGAAGTCTCGAAATCCATCGCCATCTTGCCGGCCGCAACACCAACAGCAGCAGCAGCCGCGACAGCAGCAACACTGACAGCAGCCAGAGCGATCCCGGCCTTCTTACCGAACGCCGCCATCGAACCGGTGCTCTTGTTACCGAACTGCCCGATCTCACGTTGGGCCCGAGCGACGTCCTTGCCGTCCCACTTACCGACGAAAGAGACAACAACAGCCACGTTACTCTCCTATCGTGTTGTTCAGGTAGACTTGGAGCAGACGCTCCGCCTCTTTCAGCGAACCCTCGATCTCGCGCACCGCAGCGCCCTTGTCGTCATCAAACGCTTTGAAAACACCACCACGGTCGGTGTTCGTCTTCCGGCTGTCGCCGTAATTCTTCTCACCGAACGCGTGCATGAAACTCGCGTCCGCGTTGCGACGGCCTGCCAACTCGAAAATCGAACCGGCAGGAGTCGGGTTGATAACGCCGATGTAGTTACTGATGATCTGGCCACGTGCACGGCTGTTAGCCCGTGACAGCCGGATCGCTTTGTTGTTGCCGTCGTACGTGAGGTCGCGGCCGCCCGTGTTGGACGACCACGCACCCCAGTTACGTAACGCGTTCCCAGTGGGCAACATCCGCCTAGCGTTGTCGCGCACCTTGCCCGCTGCTTTGTTGATCCGCTTCCGGATCTCCTTCTCAGCGTCGGGCTGGAACTCCTTGAGTGCTTTCATCGTAGACTTGGCGTTTTTAACAACCACCCTGTTTTGAAACGTCACTCAGTCACTTCCTCTGGTTAGCCCCAATCGACCGCCACCTGATATACCGCCACATCGTGGCGATAGTTCTGGGGTCCTCGTTCGCCACGACACTCGGTGCAAGCCCGAACTCGTAAGCGATCTGGACTACGACCCAGTGGATTGAGTTTTCTCCAAAGGGACTATCTCGTCCTCGTCGCCCACTACCAACTCGGCCAGTGTGTCGAGCCAAGGGTCGAACTCCAATGTGGTTTTCTTAGTCCGGTCTAACGCGTGCCAAGCGATGAAAGACAAGTACTCGATGCGGACGTCCGTTTGGAACGCAGCAATCGGTTTGTCGTATTTCCTTTCGAACGCGACGAAATCTGGCACCGATGCTTGCACAGTGGTGCCAGACCCGTCTTCGTACACAACGCCGAGCGAGATTTTCATCACAGCAGGAACTCCTTTGTTGGTTGTTTGTTGCGTTTGGTTATGCGACGGCGCGAGTTACTGCACCCGTGATTGGCATCGAGACACTGAAAGTGGCGAGGTCGCCAACAGCAGAGTCGATCGGGCTGTACTCGGTGACTAACGCAACGAAAGTGTACGCCGGGTTAGCGGTGCCGATCGCTGCAGTCCCTTGCGGGGTCACAGAAACGGCGACGGTGCCGCCGAGGTTTGCGAAGAACACGGAGTCGATACCGGCGACCGCGAAGTCTTGGTGGAAGTCGAACGACACAGAGCCGCCTTTCAGTCCACCGATCCTTTCACGCCAACCGTCGCCACCGAAGTTGGTGGTTTCGACATCGTCTGCTTCTAACGAGATGGTGCATTGTGCGACCGAAGTGCTGACGGTGCCGCCAGCAAATACGACCACGGGATTTTTCACTACGAACTTGGCCATTTGGCTCCTTTGTTTTTACTGTGCGAACACCTGAACAACGAACTCGGCGCTCAGGTAGATGACGTCGCCCACGTTTATTTGTTGGTAATTGCGCATTTCGCGCACTCGGAGGTCGTAGGCGTTCCCTCCGAGAGTCTTGTCAGCCTCGATCGCTTCTTTCACGCTTCCGCTTCCGCTGGGAGCGCAGTAACCGTCGAGTTTGTTCTGGGCTGTCCGTTCGTCCACGCGGCCGACGATCAGCAGCACACTGAACTCGTATTCGTCGAGTCCACGGGCGAAAGCCATGTCGAAGTTCACTGAATTGGGTTTGATCACGGCCACTGGCGGGTTCGGTTTGTCCGGTACCGTCGCAGATGTGCGTAAGTTCGGGATCGCCGACAAGTTCGCAGCGAGCGCAGTGCGCATACCACCGATACTCATGCTGAGGCGTGTTTCTTGTAAGGGCGGATCAACATCGCGACGTCCGGGTCCGTCTTGCCGACCCGCATCGCTCCCATGTCACCGAAACCAGCGACGCCCAACGGGGAATCCAGCCGTTTGTAGATCCGGCTCGCTTGGATCACGCACGCCTGCGTCACTTGAGCCGGTGTCGGTGCGAAACCGTAGTCACCCGTGATGCGGACCGTGGCCTGACCACCCCAGATCGGGATCGTGTAGGCGCCGATCATCCGCACCCTTGTGTACGGGTAGGCGCCCCCACCGGAGAGCCCGTTCAGGGGCTCCAGTTGGTAGTCGCTTGTCAGCAACGTGACCGAGAAGGCCCCGTCGCCCGTGTCGTCGAGTTCCACGGTCGTGACTGCCGTCAGGTCGTCCGTAGCCACGACGTAGGGCTCCACAGCGAGGAAAACCCGGGTGGCGTTGTCAGTCGTGTAGAAGACCCGGTCGCACTCCGCATCGATCAGCCGGCTGGCCGCATCGACGGCCATCTCGAGGAGAGCATCTGCGAGTCCGTCTTCTATGCCCACTGCTGCTTTGATCTGCGCGAGTGTGCAGTAGCCGTTTGTTATAGCCACGCCGGGTTCCTCTCTAAAATCGTTGTCACAACGCCGCCAGATACGGACGCCAGTTCTCAGTCCAGATCTTGTCCGCGTCGTACAAGAGTGCGTGTTCCCGGGCCTTGTCGCTGCGGCCGCGTCCACGTTGGTAAGCCAACTCCAAACCATCGACGATGCTCGGCACACTCGGTGTGCTGAACCACGCGAACTGGGTCGGGTCCCACCACGGTTGGTTTTCCGTGAGCCACCCTTCTCCGAGCAACTCCGGTTGCGCGGAGAAGTCATTCACTATCACTGGTGTCCCGCACGCCTGAGCCTCGAGTACCGTCAGACCGAAACCCTCACCCATCGTGCTGGCCAGCAGCACGTCGGTGGACGTGTAGATCGCGGCCATCGCTTCGTTCGGTATGTTCGAGTGCAGTGCGTATTGGTTCACAAACTTGTATTGTTCTTCTTTCAGCCCGACCGCTTGGATCAACGGGTCGAGCCGGATACCACCGGTGCTCCCATGGCGCTCGGTGTGGAGGTAGAGCCTTGCATCTGGGTGTCTCGCTGCGAAGATACTGAAAGCCAGCAGGTTCTCGCCCCAAGCCTTGCGCGATGGTAGGACTCCCTTGTTAGCGTTCACAAGACTGACAACGAACTCGTCCTCGCTGAAACCCATGAGTTGCCGACCGGTCAGTACGTTGCCGCCGTTGGAGTAGGTAGCGGTCGGTGTGTACAGTTGCGTGTCGATAGCCATCGGTATGTAGGGAGATTCGATGTCTAGACGTTCGATCTCGCGCTGCCCGAACTTACTCACTGAGATCGGGGTGATGTTCGGTTTGATGAGCCTCTCCAGCACTGCCGGTGGTACTGGCATGTGGTCGATCATCGTCCAGACGGAAGTGGGTAGTTCGTCCCACTGTGGACCCACCAAAGTCCACGCGTCGAAGAGAACGAAAACATGAGACCGGCCGGGTGGGTGTTGCCGTTTCCAATCGGCGAAGTTCGCAGCAACGACGTCGTTACTGTAGGACTCGTACCCACGCGGGTAGATGTTGATCCCCTCCCACTGGGTTTGCATCGCCTCGAGTCCGTAGTTCGCGATCACGGCCACGTTGTGCCCGTCCGCTTTCATGCGAGGGACGACCTGAGCGGTCTGAGTCCCGTACCCGGTCGGGGCCCAAGGTGCGTTACTGAACCAAACCGCAGTTAGCGGGTCGTCCGTGTGCTTGGAGCGCTGCGCGCTCCTCCGGTCTTCTCTGTTCATAGCAGGTTTTCCTTTCGCAGGGTCGCAGGGTTTTGGTGCGGGGACCTGCTGTGACGTTGTCCTGCGCCAACGCCACAGCAGGAGTTTATTCCGCTGTGTTACGCGGTTCCGCCTTTGAAATGCTTGATCGCTGCAGACTGGCCAAGATTGCCATCAACACGGATACGAGCACGGAAAGCGACCTGATCACTTGTGAAGTACGCCTCGTCGGAACGAACGACTTCCACCCCACCAACTTGACGGACGTGATACGAGGACATGTCCCCGAACAGAACCGACCTTGCTGCAGAAGCAACTGCGGCGACGTACGGGTTCTCGGCGATCCGGTACCCGAGCAACTGGTTCACAGTGCCGACAGTGTCGGCAGGAGTGTACAGGTACTGGCCCGAACTGTCCTTCAGTTTGCGCACAGCACCGAGTGTGCCGCGTGACATCAGCCAAGCCGTTTGTGGACGCAAGGCGTAAGCCGTGTCCACAGAATGGGCGAGGTCGATCAGGTTGTCCGCAGTGAAAGAACCCGTGCCGGTCGCTGTCCCGTTGGCGCCAGTAATGCCGAGGCTCGACGCGACCGAGATACCAGTCGGTTGCACAGTACCAGTTCCCAGCGTGAGTGTGCTGTTCACAGCAGTACCGATAGCAACACCGATTTGACGACCGAGGAACCCGACAAGGTCGAGACCGGAGTCTTCCAGCAACTCGCGGCTAACAACCACGAGAGTAGTGAACTTGTGAGCGCGCATCGTGATCTCGGAGAACGTAGGGTCAGAAGGCGCAAGAGTCGCGCCCTCAGCCGTTGCAGTACCCGATGGACGAGTTGCTTCCACTGGCATTTTCATGTCTTCGCCACCGGCTGTGTTCATGACAGTGAACAAACCACTGTCCAACATGGGGCCGACGTAGAGCAGGTTCTCTTGGATTACGTTGTAGAACGACTGCGGGACAACTTGGCTGTCGTCGCTTGTGTTCAGTGCGCGGCGTTCGAACATGTGCGAACGCAACTCGCCCGACGCCAACTTCCGAAGGACATCGACGTCCGAAGTCGCCCGTTCCACGGCGCGGACCTCGGCAAGTACCTCAGGTGCGAGAGCAGCAGCCGCAACAACTTCGCGGGTGCGTTCTTCGTCCTTGCGGACTTCGGTGATGTGGGCAGCGCGCTCGTCCATGGCGGCGTTGTAGCCGTCCCAAGCCGTGCGTTCTTCCACTGACATTTCGCGCTTCTCTGTCTCCGCACGTTCGATCTGGGACCGGGCCGCGTGGAGGTCGGAGTTTTGCGCGTCGATAAGACGTTGCAAATACGACATTTGTTTCTCATTTCTTGGGTAGTTGTAGGATCGCAGGGTTAGCACCCGCAGCGGCTCCGCCACGGCAAAGTCCTCGGCTCCGAGGACCAAGAGATCAGTACATGTTCAGGTGCGACTGGTGCAGGTCCAACTTCGCGGACAACACCGACAACGGGACTACGAGTTCGGCCGGCGTTGCGGGGTCTTCCAGTTGTAGGCCGTGTGCACGGTCGACCACGGTGCGCAGCAGACCAGCCTGCTCGTCCGTCAGAGTGTCGCCAGCCTCGAGCGCCGCTATAGCGTCACTGAGGGCCTCCGGGTCCGTGTCGGTCCGGTGAGCGATCTGTGTCAGGTTCCGTACGCTGGCGGTCGTTTGCGGGTACGCGGCGGTCCCAGTGACCACCGAGACCTCATGGAGCCGCACCTCCAGTAACGTGCGGTCTTCAGGCCCAACCCACTCGTCCCTCACAGTGGAGAAACCGAACGACATCGTCCGTGTGTCGCCACGCGCAATACTGACCGAGAGGTCACGTGCGTAGGTCGTGTCCGGGAGGTCGATCTCCGAGAACAACCCCTCCGTGCGGTTGTCCAACCGCAGGGTTTTCGCTCTGGTGCTCCCAAGCACCATCCGCTCGTCGTGATTCACATACGCACGTATGTCGTTCTTGGCTTTCAGTGACCTGTCGAATGCACCCGGCGCGATCCGCTCAGTGAAAGGCAACGGGAGACTCGGTTGGTCGTACTTCGCAGCAAACCCACCAAAAGTCATGCCGTCGCCGTTCTCAGCGGCCCGCACCTCGATTATCTCCGCGTCGAAACTGCGAAACTCGATGTTTGTACTCATTCTGTTGCCTCCGTGTGCCTCATGCGTAGTCACCTTGGATACCCGCAGCGAGTATCTTCTCCAAACCTTGTAATTGTACACTCGGCAGACCGGAGTGGTCCATCGGTGGGAGGTCCAAGACAGACAAGACGTCTGCAGGGTCGAATCCGACGTTGATCATCCGCACGGCCATCTGCACTCGTTTCTCAGTCTCCACGATCGTGGCAGCGCCGAGGTCCACGTTGGCGAGCGGCACCCGAGGTTGCGAAGCCGAACCGGAATCGATCGGTGCCAGATCCTCCAACGCTCTGATGTCGTTGATCGACAAGAAACCCGCTTGGATCCCTTGTGAGTAGGCGGTGTACCGAGACGACAAATCGCCACGGAGCAGACCTTCCATACTGAAACGCAGATACGCGTCGCCCGGGAGCAGACGCGAGTAATGCTCCTCGATCTTCGCTATGTACGGGCGGAGCGTCAAAGTGACGAACTGGATGTGTTGTTGCTCCACCGACGCGTACGACATCGAACCGGCTTGCATCACACCGAGAAGCGCCGGCTGGATTTTGAAAATCCGAGCGACCTCGATAACAGCGAACTCCCGGGACTCGACCAGTTGTGACTGTTGCGGGTCAGAATCCATACGGTGGAACTTCGCACCACCACTCAGGATGTTCGGCCGGTGTGCGTGTTTCAAACCCTTGCTGTTCTTCTCAAACTGGTTTTTCAGGCTGGTAGCCTGCTCCTCAGTCATGTCGCCCGGGACTTCGATAATCCCACTGGACAACGTACCCGAGCCGAAATAACGAGCGCTGAAATCGTCCAGAGCACGACTGATACCGAGCACCTCGCGCAACTCGCTAACCCGGGAGATTCCTTTGATAGAACCCGGCCTCAGGAGGTCCGGGATCCAAAGGACTTCCTCGGTTGTGAGCACGCGGTTCGAATCGAAAACGAAAGTGATCGACCCATCGGCTGCAAGACGCGGCTCGACCCGCGAAGGGTCGAGGACTTTCAACGCTACGAGCAAACCGGACGGGTTGCGCAACTTCCGCACGTAGGCGTTGCCGTCGATCAATAGCGACATCAGCACCATCTGGAAGTGGTCGATCCTGCCAACACCACGGTCCGGTTCTGGGTTGTCCAGCCAATCCGGGCGAGGGTGCGGGTACCGGCGGTCGTTCTGGCGAGTGTAAGAAGAAACCGGCAGAGTCGAGATCGAATCT